CTGCCGTTGATACAGGTATTGTTGCATTACAAGAAAATGAAGTTGATAGCGCAAGAATGGTAATTTTTGCAACTCCAACAGTTGCTCAATTACTTTCTGACAGCATTGGTTATTCTACTTCTAACGGTGAAAACAATGTTAACAACATTGTAGAATCTTACAATGGTATTCCTATCGTTCGTGTACCTCAAACAAGATTCTATAAAGGTATCACATTGGATGCTGGTGCAACTTCTTCAGCTGGTGGATATAGCAAGACTGCTTCAACAGGCGTAGACATTAACTTTATTGTTATGGACAGAAACGCTTGCTACAACGTAACAAAATCAAATGTAGCTAAGTTGTTTACACCTGATGAAAATCAAAACAAAGATGCTTGGCAATTTGATTACAGATTGTATCACGATTCATTCGTTCTTGATAACAAAGTTAACGGCATTTATGTTCACACTAAATAAGGAGGCTTTATGCACAAAATTTATTTAGACGGTGTAACTAGATTTTGTGAAACTTCCGAATTATCTTTTTTCAAAAAATTAGGCTATGAAGAAATAAAAGATGAAAAGCCTGCAAAGGTTGAAGAAGAAAAAGAAGAAGTTGAAGAAATCGAAGAAGTAAAACCGAAAACAAAAAAGGGTGGCAAAAAGGGGGTTTAATTACCCCCTTTCCCTATATGCTAAGATAGTATAAAACGGAGTAAATTTATGACTATTGAAAACTTTAATACAATCAAGCAATATGTATTAACTTTAGGCGATTTTGAGGATAGTACAAAGCTGGACTTACAAATTGAAATGATAATTGATGAGGTTTTGGCTTATTGCTATCGTGAAGATGTACCAAGTTGTATGGAATTACCATTAGCGGATGTTATTGTAAATGAATTAAATGCACGTGGATTTAGTGAAAGCGCATTAGGTTTTGACGGCAATATAACATCATACCGTGAAGGCGATATGTCAATAAATCTTAGTGGAAGTGCTGAAACAGTAACCGTAAACGGCACGGCTGCAAAATATGGCGGTAAATTAGAGGGATTTAAACAAATTATAGGGGCAATAAGATGTTCAGAAACGACAAATGTACAATAAAAAGACCAACGAAAACAAAAGTTAACGGAGAGGTCATTTACTTGCCCGAAACGGTGATTTATGAGAATATCCCTTGTCATTTATCGGTTAAAGCATTAAGCCCTGTAAATCAGTCCGACAGTACTGCCAAAGTGCTATTAGATTATGTGTTGTTTATAGACACAAAACAGAATGTAACTATTGAGAAAAATGATGTTATTGTAGTAACGCAGGGTGTAAGCGGTAAAACAATTGAATTAAGGGCAGGAGAAAGCCAAAAATATCCGCTAACAATACAGACACATTGTGAAAAGAACAAGGTTGCATAATGACATTATCTTTTGATGATTATTATAAAAAGTTAGAAGATTTAGGCGCAAATGTTCCTAAAATATTTAAAATGGTTGCTGGCAGGGGCGCAGTGCATTTTGAGAATACGGCAAAGGAGTTAACAGACAGAGAGGGCGCAGTAGATACAGGTGCATTCAGGCGGAATTGGAATGCCGAAGTTATTGAAATAGATGAGGGCTATGGCATTGTTTGTATGAACTCTATGGAGTATGCAAGTTTTCTTGAAGATGGTTATGAAATACACAGGGCGCATTTTGTGCCATTTGATGTTATGCAGGGTTCGCCAAAAACACAGGCTTTTATTAACTCATTTAAAGCAAAATATCCGAATGCGCAAGGATTTCTTGCTAAGCCTAGACGGTTTAAGGGTTTAAAAATAGGCAGGCGGTCAATGGATAACTTAGAGGGCTGGTTATTGCTTGAACTAAGAAATGAAATTGATATTGCTATGATTCAACAAAAATATAATGTTTCAAGAAGCCAAGCAAAAAAATATTTAAAATAAATGTATCGTTCCGATATATCGCTTCGAGATATTGCATTTTTATTTCTTCTGTGGTATAAACCTTAATAGGTTTTTACCTTAGGTTTTAAGGTTCCTAGTTGGTTAAACCAAAAACAAAAGAGTGTGAAGTGCAATTAGAGAATAAGAAATATGAGGTTTAGTGTAAAAGTGTTCATTGCGACATTTTTTATTTTTTCACTAATTTTATATCGTGGCGATATATTTTGCTTAATGTCCGTTCATAAATAAATTAAAATTAACTTATGGCTATTATATTAGATTTAAAAAACGCAATAAGAGATAATATACACGATATTGATGCTGATATAAATTTCAACTTCAATGAAATCCAAACGGCAGATTATCCGTATATTTTCTTCTATATTCCGTCATACAGGCTAGACAGACCGATTGATGAAACACAATGGAGCAAACTTACTTTGCTTTGTGTTTTAGAATATGCCAAGAGTGAGGACAATAACAACGCTGAACTTTGGGAGTATGCGGATGTATTGCCAAAAATGGTAAGAAATTTTGCATTTAAAGATACAAAATTAAATGCAAGGAATGATGAATTAAAACTTGTGGATGGGGTTTTACAATTAACCTTTGACCTTGAGTTTTATGTAAGAGAAATAGACGAAACAGAATTAATGGAAGAACTAGAATTTACGTTAAAGGAGAACTAAACTATGGTAAGCACACAACCAAAATTTAATGTAGACTTCAAAGAATTAGCCGTATTGGCAATACAACGCCAGCAACGTGGTGATGTTGTAATGATTCTTGATGATTCTACCAATGAGGACTTAGACAATGTAGTTTACAGAGGTCTTGGGGATGTAGACCCTGACGATTGGACAAGTGCAAACTACAAAAGATTACAACTTGCTTTTTTAGGCAACCCAAGTAAAGTAATTGTTGTTAAAAAGGAAACAAGTTTTGCGGATATTCAAGCAAAATTGAATTTGCAAAGCAATTACACTTTATGCTATCCTGAAGCAGTTGCGGCAGACATTACAAGCATAAAGAATTACCTAAACGCACAAAGACAAGCAAACAATTATTCAAGAGCGGTTGTAGCGAATGCAACAAGCCCTGATGCTGATTATATTATTAACTTTGCATCAAGCGGTGCAATTACTGCAAAAATAGGTGATGAAGCAGAAGAATTTACCGCAGGAGATTGGACTTGCCGTTTAGCTGGTGCGTTAAGCGGTTTAGCTTCAAGCCGTTCATTAACTTATTACGAATTGCCGGAAGTTGTTGAAGCCCCTATATCTTCAACACCTGACACAGACGTTGCGGCAGGAAAGTTAATCATATTGCACCAAGACGGCTCTTATAAATTCGGCAGAGCAGTTAATTCATTGGTAACATTAACAGACGGTGTAACAGAAGCATTCCAAAAAATAAGAGTTCTTGACATAATGGATATGATTGCAAATGATATTGTTGCAACTTTCAGATTGTATTATGTAGGCAAATATACAAACAACTTTACTAACAAAAACCGTTTTGTCGGTGCTATCAATGCTTATTTGAAAGATAGAGCGGCAGAGGGGTTGTTAGAAGCTGAAAACGACAACGAAGTTGAAATATCTTATGACAAAAACAAAGCTTATTTAGAGGGCAAGGGTGTTGACACTTCCGATATGTCTTACATAGATATTTTAAAAGCAAATACAGGCTCAAAAGTATTGCTCGATGGTGTATGCTCACCAACTGATGCAATGGAAGATTTAGATTTAGGAATGTACCTATTCCAAGCGTTACAGGCAGAATAATTAAAAGGAGAATAAAAAATGGCAGAAGTAAACGCACAAAATGTTTTAGTGGGTACAGATGCAAAAGTTTTCTTGAACGGTGAGGAATGGGGAACTTTTACAGAATGCACACTAACAATGACATACAATTATGACGAGGTATATATCGGCAGAGACTTAGACAGACAGGCAACAAGCAGACAGGGCGAGGGCACATTAAACGGTCAGGCAACTAATTCAATGACTATTGAAATGTATAATACTTTGCTTAAAAATCCGAATGCAAGATTTACTATTGAAACAGAACTAACAAAACTTTCAACAGGTGAAACAGAAGCAGGAACAATCGGCGGTGTTACATTTGATAGTTTACCGTTACAGAACCTTGTAAAAGGCGAGTTGGTAACAAAAGAATTGTCATTCCGTTGGATGCCAAGCCAATCAAGTTTTACTCAACTTATCGGGTAGTATAAAAGTCCTTTCTCCCCCTTTTTAGGGGGAGTTAAGGCAATTAAGAGAAAGGACAAAATTATGGCAAATTTAGACAAACTATTAAGGAAAATTGAGAAAAACAAAGAGACTGAAAACGAAGTAAAGACCTATCCGCTTGAAATTGCAGGGGAAACCTTTGAAGTTCGTACAATGACCCGCAAGGAAAGACGTGATTTTATATACTCACAAGATGCGAATAGCAGTGAATTAAAGGCAGAGGATTTGGTAAAAAAAATGAAGCCTTTTATTTATAAATCATTAAACCTTGCACAATTAGCAGAAAAGGCAAAAGATGCTGGATATATAAGGTCTTATTATGATGTTATAGATGAGCTATTTGAACCAACAGAGATTTTTGAAATAATAACTTTCATAATGAAGATTAACAATATCACAGGGGAAGAACCAAAAGAGGAACTTGAAGAAATAAAAAAGTAATAGACGGAAGCATTGATACTTTTTTATGTGCTTACGCCTTTGCAAAAAGTGGCAATGACCCTGAATGGATATTACACAAAACACCACGTGAAAAAATGTTTTATTTATCAGCAATAGAATATTTTGAAATTAAAAAGGAAAATTAACTATGGCAACTTATAAAGATGTATTGATGCTTGTTGATAAAGTGTCAGAACCTTTGAGAAATATAAATAAACA